CTCAATCTCCGCCTTAAACTGCGGGTCAATGTCCTTGAATTTGATTGCGCCCTCGTCCCGCAGCTCCCGGTAGTCTTCGGAAGAAATATCGACATTGTGGAAGAGCATGAGGGACTGAATGAACTGCTCCACGCCGTCAATGCGGTTAGACTCCGTGGTATTGATTGCGTCCAGCAGAGGAAGGACGATCTCAAAGGCACCCAGCCGGGACTTGTTGGCCGGGTACTCAATGATGGGGATGCCCAAATACTGCTCTTCGCTTCGTCTGATTGCCCAGGTATTTTCCACCTCATAGAAGTGGTCATCCGTATAGCAGCTAAAGACCAGAACCCCATCGTCTTTGAGGACATACTTCACGCCCATAATGGGAGGATTGCCGAGGGCCGTGGAGTAGACCACAAAAGCAAAGCGAGGGTCAAGGGTGTAAATCTCAAAGGGGGCCTCGTCCTCTTCCAGATCAGCTTCGCCGTCCGGCAGCACCATTCTGTACGATGTGCCGCAGATATGCCACCACTCGGCCAGTTCAGCGTCCTCAGAGGGTTTATCTTCGGACAGAGTGTAGTCATTCAGCCGGGTCACCGCCTCAGCGATACCCTTGTCATCTTTCCGGCTGACATACTGAACAGGCTCACCCATCAGGTAGCCAACCTTGAAGGACACGATCTCATTGGCCCGGTTCTCAACGACTTTGTTGTTGATTTCAGGCCGAACATCTTTCTTCCGGTAAAGAATGGGCTGATCGCCCTTGTAATACCGGTAAAGGTAGTTAATATCCGCCTGGTTCATGAGGTGAGTGAACAGAGCCTTTTGGAGAACATCAATGATGTTGTTGTCGTTGATCTCGGTCACATCGGCATAGATTACCCTACGACCAAACAATGTCCTGGCTCCCATTCAATCACCTCCCCGCAAAATGCCTTTCTATCACCTCACATCATAGCATAATCTCTAATGCTTGTCAACGGCATAACTCTTTATAATACCATTGGAGAGCAAAAAGCGCAAGGTATCAGCAAGGCCGTTTGAAGATTTCGATTTTCCCGCCACTCAGCATACGGATTTCATTTTCCAGCAGAGCCAGGGAGTCAGGTGCGTCATCGTGCGGCACCTTACCGCTCCGGGTGTAGGTGGTCAACTCCTTCATGAAGTTCCAATACTGACTGCCCCGCTTGTAGGTGGTGGGGTGCTTGAAGTAGAAGTTCTTCTTGATATTGTCGGAGGCAAACTCAATCCGGGTCTGTTTGTTGGAAATGGTACGCTTTGTCCGAATACCGATGGAGTACCCTTGCTGCCGGATAATATCAGCCACATCCCGAGCATAATACTGACCGGCGTTATTGGCCTCGAAGGTGGCGGAGGCGACCTTGTTGGAGATCAGACACTTGGCGCACTCCGGCTTTGTCACCTCGGCGGGAGCATCGTCAAAGACCACATCCACAATGTAGACCTCGCTGCCATAGATGACGGCTACCGGCATAGAGGTGGAGTCAGAACCGCTTTCGGCGGTATCTCCTACGGCAATGATGGTGTCCGGCTCCCGGTCAGGCGGCAGCTCAAAGAAATAGTTCAGCTCGTCCTTGTTGAAGAGAAGACCCTTGGCCTCAAAGGGCTGTTGCTGGAACTCACTCTCAAACTGCTCGGCGGACAGAAGCTCCCGCTGCTCCCGGAAGTAGGCCGTGGTGAAAATCTTCTGGCCCTCTCGCTCATACTCATAATTGCTTTCGTCCGTGATGGGGTCAAGGGCTGGTATCTCAATGGCCCTCCATGCCCAACCCTGTTGCTCTGCGTACTCCTGAATACGGCCAATGGGGTCATAAATGGAATACCTGGTGCCAGTGAAGACCATGGGGGTACCCTCAATGGCACGGCCCATAATGTCGCCGGAGATCACTTCCCACTTGTCATCAAGCCGTTGCCGGTTCTTCGCCTCTTCACGGCCCTCCACACAGTCATCAAGGTACAGGACATTGGTGGCCTCAGACAAGCCCACCTGACGAGCATCAATGGAGCGGCACATGATAGTGGGGAAGCGGGACTTGGATTTGAGGTTGATGATCTTCGTGTCCGCTCCAGTCTGCACCAGACGGGCTTCCGGGAACACATCGTAGAACAGATACTCGTTCGGCACCGTCAGATATTCCAGGCACCCGTTGTAGAAGCTCTTCACAAGGTCATCACCGGTACCTTCCATCAGCGTAGATCGGTCGGGGAATTTCCCGGAGAGCATATTTACAAAATTGATGCCGGTCTGGGACTTTCCCGCTCGTTTCGGCATGGATATTGTCAAAAGACGCAGCTTTTTGTCAAGTATGTCCTGAAAACCCTGTACCATCGGTTTCAGGTAATGCCGTCTGGGGGCATAGAACCGCTTTTCCGGCTTCCGGTCAAGCTCAATATAGGTCATGAACGCATCAAAATTGTGCGGCGCATCGAACAGGAGGCTCTTCCTCCATGCCTCATAGAACCTTTCCGCTTCCGAAGGGGAGGCAAGGCGCAGTTGCTTTGCCGCCATGACCCGCAGCTCCTTGTTCAGAGCGTGAGCCTCCTGAAAATTCTCTTCCTCCCACTGGCGGCAGAGGGAAAAGAGGTCAGTGTACGCCGAAGCGTCCCTGGGCCGGTTTTCAATATGCCGCTTGATACTCTCTGCGAGTTTCTGATAATCCATGAAATCACCTCAAATGGCCCCGGCCAGCCGGAAAGCCTCAAACATTTTCGGGGCCTGAATGGCAAACCAGTCCACCATTTCCTCATTTTTGGCCCAAGCCTTTTCCGGGGCAAAGCTGTTCCACTGTAAGCCGGACTCATTGAGAAAAGCGTGAACCAGCTCATGCCGAATGGTACACTTCTCCATGCGCTGAATGACCTCTTCCTGAGCCGAGGCCCAATCCGGGGTGCTTTTGAGATTGAGAATGACGATCTCCTTGGTGTTGTTGTCACAGTAGCCGCCGTAGTTCATCTTCCGCATGAACTCGTCCTGGTCAAAGTTGACCCGGCGCAGATTGTATTTTGTCCCCAGCACATCAATTTTCATAATGACCTCCCAAAAAAAGAAAAGGGCTACCGGATTGCTCCGATAGCCCGTAATGGCTGTCACTCCCGCCCCAGCGGGAGCCTCACTCTTTGTTCTGTTCCACGATGGTCTGCAATTTACTCGCCAGGTGGAGCCACATCTTCGGGACTTTATTGGAAATCGCCCCGTCACTCGGAACCGGGCATTGATACCCAGACCCGTCTTTCAGAAAGATTTGCAGATAGAAGCCGTCCGGTATCTCATGCACGATGGTACTGGACTTTGACCCCGCCGTGATCGCCCCGGCCACGACCCCGACCCCTCCGGCAATCGCACCGCCCACAACGGCCCGGGTGATCGCTCCGGTCTTCTTGGTCTTAGTATGCGCCTCTTTGACGATATTTTCAACAATGGCGTAGGAGCTTATATCCCGGTAGGAGATCAGCTTGTCGAAGAACATCATGACCTCGTTATCATCACTGAACATGATGCTGGCATTGGGATTGTAGATGCTCTTCGTCCACCCCTCTGTCCCGAAGATTTGACACCGCTCAAACAGCTTTGCCGTTTCCAGCTCCCTCCGGGCCAGCTCCACTTCATACGGGTCAGGGTCACGCTTGGCCGTCAGCTTATCCAGCCTCTTTTGTGCCTTGGCGATATTCTTCTCATTGCTGTAATTGTCATACTGTCCCATGAGGTCATACCACCTTTCTCACTTTCTCATACCATGTAGGGCGGCTGATACCGAGCTGACGGCAAGCGTCCCTGACGGTAATCAGGCCCTCCCGCTGTTTCTGCAAAAGCCCTTTGAACTCGTCCATGTCCAGCTCCCGGGCCGGACGGCCAAAGCCTCTACCGGTCTTGGCGGAAACCCGCCGCCCATTCACAACCGGCATAGCCTTGATGCCCTCAGCCTGACGCTTCCGTATCTTCTTCCGCTCCTGTTCGGCCACAGCACCCAGAACCTCAATCAAGATGTTGTTGACCATATCGGCAACCCAGTCCTGTCCCTGGAAGTCAATCAAGGTGGTGGGAATGTCAAACACCCGGACGATGACCCCATGAGCCTTGAACCATTCCAGTTCCGCTTTGATCTCTTCCTTGTTGCGGCCCAGCCTGTCCAATTCCTCCACCAGAACCTCGTCCCCGGGAAGCAGGATGGATTTCAGCTTTATGTACTGCTTCCGGTTGAAGTTCTTCCCGCTCTGTTTGTCGGTGAAGATGTGGTCATCGTCCAGGTCAGGAGCATAGGCTTTCAGAGCGGCAAGCTGCCGAGCGAGGCTCTGGTCTTTGGCTGACACACGGCCATAGCCATACCTCACTCGCCATCACCGCCTGACCCCAACAGAGCGTCCAGGTCATACTTCGGGTCTTCTTTCTGGTCAATCACGATCTGGTCAGCTCTGCGGACACCGGGCTTCCGCTCCTGAATGACCACTTCGTAGCCGAGGGCAGAGAGCATTTCCACAGCACTGTTGAAGGACAGGTTGTTGCTTCTCAGCCGGGAGCTGATTTCATTGCCTCGCTCCTTCCCGAGAGCCTTTGCCATGGTGGTCAGAGAAACATTTTTGGTTTTCATCAAATCTCGAATAGCCTTGTTGATATACATGGTAATCACCTCTTGATGACACTATACACTGAATTTATTTTGTTGTCAATAGGAAGTTGAAAATATTTTGTTACTGAATATGTTTATGTACTGAATATCTTTTGTCACTGAATGAAGTTTGTGATGAATAAAGCCTTTTTATTTTTGTGGGAATTTTCGGCACTCACCCCGGCCCCGTGGCGGTGGCTATATCCCCCGGCCCCGGGTACCAGATCAACGGCCCCGGCAGCGCATGAAAGGCACAAAAAAAGAACCGCCCCGGCGAACCAGGGCGGCTATCTCATTTATTCAACTTCATAATTTCAATGATAATTTGAAAGGGCAGAAGCAAGATCAGAAGGAGGATATACACCAGTTACACCGCCTTATATACGGGGATTTTAGAAAACCCGGAAAATTCATACAATTTGACTTCTTCCGGCTTGACCCCTTCATAAGCTGCAATCTCTTCTTGCACTTTATAGGAAGTGCAATAGATAGAATACCCTTCTATATCTTCCGGGCCGTCCTGCTCCGGGTTAAATTCCCCTTCATTTACTATCCATTCCGAACCCGTATTGAAATATTCCACTTCAAAAGCGGCCAGGGCTTCCCGGCTCCATTCATTGACTGGATAAAAGACTTCTTGCCAGTCACCTTGACAACAACCCCGGATAATTGACCATTGCCAGGGCTGGCCGGTCACCAGGGAAAGAACCCTTGCAATAATCTCTTTATCGTCCCGGCTTGACCCGGTGCCGTACCGGGAAAAATAGCCCTTCAAGGCGTGAATATTGCCAGTGCTGAATTTACCCTTGACCGGCTGCAATAGGTCAATGGCGGCTTCCGTGGCGCATTTATAGCCGTATTCCCGGGGACTTTCCAGAGCTTCGGAATAGCTTTCCAGGGTATCTAATACCCGGTCATATTCCGCCGTGGTACGGCTGATATAATCCCGGTTGCCGGTTACAACGATATTTTCAGGAAACATACCGTCAAGGAAAATCGGGCTTTCTTGCCATTCCGGCGCAATCTGCCTTGCATAGATCATAATTAAACCCCTTTCACATAAAAGGCCGGATAACGGCCCGTTTCCACATTGCAGTTATAGAAGGTGAACGCATTAACCACGGTATCAAATTCCCGGGAACGGGCTACAACCGTATTAAAGCCGTCTTCCGCAATAGGGGAAAGAGCTTCCCGGCAGCAATCCGCAAAACAGCCCCACATATTGACCGGGGATAATTTCACGGCGCACAGTCTGACAACTTCCCCGGCATTATACCGCTTCCGGGCTTCCTTCCGGGTTATCCTGGTGAACCCGCCAACACTGATTTTATTCATATAGCACCCCTTTACACGAACAGGAAACGGCGGCTTGTGGTGCTTTTGGTGTACCTGGCCGCAACTTCCGGTAAATCCTTCTTCAAGGCCGTGGTATCAATACGGCAGCTTGTCACGGGCTTATAAGTGGCCTTCTGTTCCGCTCCGGCGATATGGTCAAGCCCGTTTTCATCCATATATCGCTTTAAGGTATCTTTCAGGCCGTCCAGCGTGGCGGCTATCTCTTCGGCCATTCTGGTATATTCCGCAATTTCACGCATAAGCCCGTTAAGGTTATCAGCCGCAATGGCGTTATAATCTGGCATAAATAAACCCCTTTCAGATCAGAACAGCCGGAAGAGATTAGAAGAACGGCCCACAACGGCCCCTAATTCCCCGGTATCTTTATCTTGCACAAGTCCGCCGTTAAGGCCGTAAATTCCCCGGCTATAACCGATTTTCTCATAGTGGCGGGGCAACTCTTCCGGGTCAACCGTGGTTAAATCCCGGGCCAACTTCAAGCGGATATATTCCCGCAATTCCTTTTGCGTGTACTTTCTCATTTTCTGGCCCCCTTTACCAACTCTTGATAGATCAAGTGCGTTAAAAGCTGTTCGGCCTGGCTTTCCGTGTATCTAGCCCTTTCCCGCTCCGATTGCTGCAAGATTGCGCCTAGATCAGCAACGGCGGAACGGTTATAGAAATAGCAGGTATCAAGAATGGACGGTAACCCCTGGCACCAGTCAATAAATACGGCTTCATTGGTATAGCCTTTTGCGGCCTGGTATTCCGGGGAATACTGTTTTTCTACTATGTGAGTATCAAGGATGAAACGAGCCACATTTTCAAAAGTGCAAGGCCCGGAAAACTCATACCCGCAAGGGTTGAAATGGTCAAGGATATATTGCCGGACGGCGGCCCGGGCTTCCTTGTTTGTTGTTTTCAGTGACATATTAAACCGCCTTTCTTTCCCTATGCTTTACCAACCGAACCGCAAACCGGCCACAAGAATTTTCCCGGTATTCCTTCAAACGCTTTACCGCTTCGGCCCTGGTATATTCGCAATCTTCGACTTCCCACCCGTAACCGTAATTTGTTTCAATGTCCCACCGGTCAACGGTTTTTCTGACATACGCCATAATTAAATCCCCTTTCTAAAATGTCCGTTGCCAACTGAATTTATTTTGTGCCTTTAATATACACTGAATATTTTCAGTTGTCAATAGGAAAACACAAAAAATTTTTAGTGCTTTTGCCGCCTATATAATGTGTAAACAAAAGTACACTTTACCAGACAACCGGCAGCGGCTCCGGCCTGGTACCAGATCAGCCAGGGCGGGGACGGCTCCGGCCAGATCAGCCGCCAGGGGGCCAGGGTCAGGGGGTCACCCCGCCCCGGGGCGGGATATGAAGGGAGCCGCCGACCTTCCCGGGAGGGAGATCAGCGGCTCCGATAGTCGTGGAGGCAAGTTCAAAAGTCGTGAACCATAGTCGCAAAAGTCGTGAAAGTCGTGAACCATAGTCGCAGATCAATCGTCTGCTTCATAGTCGCTGGCAGTTGCCTCCAAATACTTCTGTTGCAGCTCTTCCGGGGAAGTCGTTTCCCCGAGCTGGTTGTTGGGGGTCAACACGACCTCCTGCTTGTCCTGATAACCAAAATGGTTTTTCATCAAAAAGATTGCGGCAACGGGGTTAATCTTGCCGTTTTGGGCGTAATCTTCCATCTGAGCGTTCAAAAATTGGTACGCTCTTTTTATAAGATTACGGCTATCCTCGGGCAAAGTCTTGCTATCAACCCCATTTGCCCATGCCCATATCGTCTTTCTACTCACTCCAAAGGCCAATGCCAGTCCTGCAACACTCGGCTTCATATCATCCTCAGCACAAATGCTCAGGTACATTCCGATACGCTCTTTGACCTGGGGAGGCTGTTTCATATCCACACTGGGCCAGTCCCACATTCTCAAAGAATGTTCAATATACCTCCGGTTGTCACCCGGCTCAGTATGGACACTCATGGCCTCTGTCCGATCAGGACGCTTATTCCCGCCAGTCCCTTTCGGTCGGCCTCTGCCCCTCTTAGGGGCCAGCTCTTCACTCATACTCGGCACTCCTTCACAAATTATTTTCAGTCGGCCTTTAGTGAGTTTAGTGAACCATTTTCGATTTTTGCTATAAATCTCTCTATATATATCTCTCTATGGAGGGTTTATACAGAAAAATATAAAAATAGCCGTCAAAAATGCCCTCAAAGCCTTACGCCACAATGGTTTCCGGTAGTGGGCGATTATTCACTAAAAACTCACTAAAAGTCGCAAGTCGCAAATATATTCAGTGAACCACTAAATATATTCAACCTTCTGCCTGCGGGTTAATGCCCTTATCCAGCAGATAGTCGAGAATGTCATCAGACAGGCAATACCCATCACAGTCGGCTCCGTCATAGAAGACGGTTTCCGTCAGAAGGTTCAGCACATAGAAGCTGTCCTTCTGCTTATTCAGCAACATCCAGGCCGCTTTCAGAAGGGTCACTTCACTCGGCACCCATCGGACAGGGGGTTGTCGTTGGCGCACATGACGATCTCCACGGAGGCTTCCTCGGGAATGTTACTGAGCTTCGCTTTCAGGTCTTTTACGGTCACCGAACTCACTCCTTCCACTCTCGCAATAGGCTTTTGCCCGGGCGCACAGGCGGTCAGTGTCCACGCCATACTTTCCCGGGCCGGTGCCGTCACACGAAGGACAATCCCTCTCGGCACAGGTGAGGCAAGGACATTTGCCCTCGGTATGATTGCAGTAGTTGTAGATCATCTCACTTCTCCTTCTCCCGGGGCAGTTTCGTGGTCTTTCCGTCCGTCAGGTCATCACTTCCGAGCTGATAAGATACCAGGCTCATTCCCTCGGAGGTGATCTCCACGCCGTTGAAGAAACCACACACGATGCCGTCAGGAATATCCAAAGTGACCTTCATCTCTCTCCCTCGCTTTCCTGGGTGGGGTTGCTGGTCATGGAAGCCCGAATGAGAGCCTGGGTCAAGAATTTCGCCTCTTCCTCACTCGCACCGGCCTGAATGACGGCCCGGTAGAAAAGGAGGCTCGTTTCAGCCAGGACACCAATCGCATTTAACAGCTCTTTGAGGTGGTCATTGTTACTCACTCAACCCATCTCCTTTCTCATGCCGGAGGGAAAGCATCTTCTCCCGGGTCATCTTGTCCACCACTCGACCGATCTCGAAGTACCCGGCCATAGCCGCCAGCTTTTCCAGGTTCTTTGCGGTCTGCGCCGTGACCAGAATGTGAATACGGCGCATATTCTTCTTGTTCATGAAATCATCCTTCCTGAGAATTTCTCATGCAAAAGTCGTAGAAAGCGGCCAGGTGGTCAGCGGCCTCCTTCATCTCTTCATAGGAGCCGATATAGCTGCGGCAAGAGGCTCTGTCCAGGGCCGTGATGATTTTGCCCATCTTCTGAAACAGGTTGGCCCTCTCATTTTCGATGTTCATTTCATGAACCGGCGTGAGGAATACCGTTTCCTTGGTGAAAAACTCGGTGCCGTCCTCACATACCACCTTGGTCTTTTTCGGGGTGACCCGCTTGATGGTGAAGGGGCGGTAATAGGTCAGGCCGGTGTAGTTGTTCCATCCATAGGTGATTTTTCTCGGGACGCATACCCGCATCCCAGGTTTGAGATCAGCGGCGGGGATAGAAACCTCAAACTCATGTGTCTTCCAGTAGGCCACGGCCTCATGCGCCCCCTTTCATGCGAATGTTCCGGTAGGTGGGGTAGCCGGAGTAGACAGTCTTCCCGCTATGCCATTCAGGGTGAGCCTCCATGTCGGCGTTGAACCGCTTTGCGCTACACACGAAGTAGCCATTGGATTTACACCAGATTTTGTAAGAGTCGTAGAGGCTCTTCGCTCTGGTGTAGGCACCCTCGGCCTTTTCACACTTCTCTTCCAAGAACTGCAAAACCAGGTCATTGTCCTTCTCATACTGCCTGACCACCTGACGCATCTCAGGGGACATTTTCAGGCCGAACCGCTTGTACTTGAAGTAGCCCTCCAAGAGCCAGGTGAAGATGCCACGCATGGCCTCCGGGGTCTGGAACTCATTTTTGAGGTTCTTGTCCTGCTCGTCCTCGGAGAAATGCCGGTTGAACTCCACCACTCGCACACGGTCGGAGGCGAAGAGGCTCTTATCATTGACGGAAGGAAGGTCATTGCAGGACAGCCAGAGGGTGAATTGAGGCAGGAAAGTCGTGGTGGCTTCATAAAGGTTCCGGGCCTTGATCTCTTCGCCACCGGTGAACTGCTTGATCGTTTCCTCGTCCAGTTTGCCATACTGATTGCTCTCGGCCATGGTGACAAACCGCTTGCCTTTAAGGGATGCCAGCATGGGGTTCGCCGCCTCGGCGTTTTTGGAGCGGTCAGACTTGCAAATGATGGACACCGGCGACACGGAGGCGTAATCGCCCAGGAGATGGTGAATGGCACTAAGCATGGTGGACTTCCCGTTGCGGGTAGTCTTGCCGTGGAGAATGAACATACACTCTTCATTCGCCATGCCGATCATTGAGTAGCCCAGGGCCTTTTGCAGATATTCAGCCTTGTCCGGGTCATTACAGGTCACTTCGGAAATGAACTGCTCCCACCGGGGGCAGCGGGTGTCCTGCAAGGTGTAGTCGAAGCCGGTCTGCATGGTGAGGAAGTCCCGCCAGTCGTGTTCCCGGAACTCCATCTTTTCCAGGTCATAGGTGCCGTTCAGGCAGTTTATGAGATAGGGGTTCGCATCAAACTGTTCTGCCGTGATAGGCATGACGCTGGCAGCGTCCTTCATGAGCCGGTCACGGAAGCGGCGGTCACCCATCTTCACGATGAACTTCATGTACTCTCTGCGGCGGTCTTCGTTGTCGATCTCCCCGCAGTAGAGGGCCATGAGGCGGCAGAACTCCTTGATCTTCTCGGCCACCAGAAGAGGGCCAATGTCCTTCCGCCATGCCCCGTTGGAATAGGTGTACCAGCACTTCGCCTCCGGGCAGAAACGGGTATCATTCTTGTAGCACTCGGAAAACAGCTCCGCCATGCCGGACTCGTCCCAGGAATAGCCGGTGCCGCTGATCTGGTGGCTCCGCTCCGGCTTGGACTCCTTGATGTAGAACATCTTCTGGGACAGGTCTTTGTCCATGATGTAGCGGCCATTGGAGAGCTGAAAAAGTTCCTGCTCTTCCGTGGTCATGATTTCATCTGCCATTTCTCGTCACCTTCCTCATTGTCTTCGCTATCACCAGCACCGCACAAGCCTGAGCGTCTTCATCCCACCACGCACATTTCTCTCGGCAGCAATGCAAAACCTCGTCCGTAGCGGCGTTGAGAGGGCAATATTGCTTATTCTCCATCTACTACACCCCCCCCCATAGAAGAAAGCGTTTTTCAGAGCCGTGTCGATATGGGCCATGATCTGAGGCGGAAGAGTACAGACATACTTCCAGTCATCGGTAATGTCGATGACCCGCACCTGTTCGCACTCGGCCATGCTCGGTTCCAGGTTCTCCCACACAAAGGCGACATGGGTGGGCATTTCCAGCCGCTTCATCTTTGTGGTCAGAGGGATTACGATGCTGGTAGCGGAGAACTGGTTGCCCATGTTGTTCTGGACAATAACCCAGGGCCGCTTACCGCCCTGAACATGGCCGGAGGCCGGAATGGGAACATCTATGATAACAACATCTCCACGCTGATAGGGTTTCATAGTTACCTCCTGTATCTGGTTACAGAATTTACGATGGTTTCAATCTCGGAGCGGGGAAGGGGCGGCTTACAAGCCTGAGTGTTGGCATACAGCAGCTCCTTGTAAATGTCCGCCTTGGAATATCCCTGGTTGTGCATCTGACCGGCCAGGGAAGTCAGGCTGAGGTTCCGGCTTCCGGTGGTGATTGGGGGATATTCGGGCTTCACGGCGATCTTCCCGTTCTCTGGTTTCCGGTAGACGGGAGAATATATCCGCTGGGGAGCGGAGAGGCCGGTACCTTCTTTCGGAGCATCCGGGAAATACTTGGACACGATGTAGTCAATCGCCTCCTGGTTTTCAATGATCTCCGAATAGATAATCACCTTGCCGGTCATAATGAAGTACCGGCCACTCCGATATATCTCCACGCCATTCCGGTTGTTGCGGCCCTTGAAAGGGAGGGAGCCTTTTAAGAGGACATGAACACCTCTCCCGCTCCGGCTCTTCTCCGTGTAGGAGCCGCAACGACCGATAATGTCAGCCGCCAGGGGTGTCAGAAAGCCATCGTCAAAACCAGCATCAATGTCAATGCCGATCAAGCCGTCATCGTTGAAAACATACCCGATGCCGTCATAAATGTCGTTCTCCACATTCAGGACGGCACACTCAAAAGTCCCCCAGGTATCAGCCAGCATAGAGGAAGCGGCCTTTTTCTGCCAGGTCTGCATGGGTACCTTGCTGCTGTTCCAGACATTGACCCATTGGGCTTTTTCTTTCAGTTCCTCGGGTATTTTTTCATACATGACAGATACCTCAGCTTTCGTAGGGAGTAGGAAGACTCCAATCCCAGATTTGTCCGCCACGGTAGGCGTTGCGGAAGTGGTTGCGCTTTCCGTCACCGGTGAACCACAGGTAATCGGAAGGAAGAACTCTGCCCACATCCGCCTCACCGTCTTTCTCGGCGTACCAGCGGGACAGAACATCTTCGCAGAGGGCTTCAATTTCATCATCAACCGGGTTATCTGCATCATACCCGACAAATTGATATGGAGCGGTTACAACGGTCACCAGCGGCCCATAGCCATGATCTACACGGTTGAGAGCGCACCAGACACAGGCCGCTTTCTCGGTATCGGAGGGGACACCCCGGGCCTCTCCCCAGACCATTTTCGCCAGGACGGTAACCTCTTCCTCACTCCACGGCTCAGGAGTCGGAGAGGGTTCGGGGATTACCGTTTCTTCTGGCAGAGTGGGCAGAGGCTCCGGCGTGGCTTCCGGGGTACGGGCGGTGCATGAGGTCAGACAGAGCAAAGAGATCAGAGCTGCCAGGAACAGCTTACTCATTGACCGGCTTCCTCTTCCGCTGCTTGGTGGCGAAGAAATACTTGCTGTCAACGCACACGGGATAGCCGGGGAACCGGTTGCTGGCCCTCTTCTCGCCCTGGTTGTAAATCTGCTCCGCCGCTTCCAGCGGCATTTCGCCGGAAACATGGTCAGCACCGGCGACCATGATGTACGGGACTTTCCCGTTATTGTTCACGAATGTCATGAATACTTCCCCTTTCTCTGTTCCATGCCTCAACATCTACGCCGATCTTTTTCAGCTCTTCCTTGCAGAGCCAGGTGCAGTCATCGGGCATTTCGTAGTGGCGAATGAGGCGGTCATGCTCTGCGGCAACGGCCTCATAAAAGCGTCTGAGCCTCTTCGGGCCGAAGCCCAGGTGAACCGCCAGGGGGTAGAGTATCATTGCGTCAATGTCATCGGTGTACCGCTTGTCCGCTTCGATGATTTGCCGATTGATCTCCATGTTCATTGCCTTGCGCTCGGCAGCGGTGAAGGTAGCACCGTAGACTTTCCCTCCGGCTTTCTTCACAATCATGGCTCACACCTCAATGTCCTCGAAGAACACCGGGTACCTCGCCTTGAAAATGTCGAGAAGCCGATGGGCCACCACTCTCATGTCAGGGTGAGCGGCGGGAGAGGTGCGGAGCCGGAGGAAATGCCTCCATTCCCGGATATTGGCCGTCATGACCACCTCGGTCTTCGTGCTGTTGGGCAGAACAGACCGGGCTTCCTGGGGAGAACAGCCAATGTCCAACAGCTTGAAATAGCTCTGCTCGGCTTCCTCGCAAGCCTTTTTCCACAGGGTATAGGGAAGATACCCTTCGGAAGTCCAGGCCGGAGCAATGAAGGTGATCTCGGTGCCGAACTGCTCCTTCCCGTAGTTGCAGTACCGGGTACTCTCCTGGCAGTAGGAAGCCAGCCGGTGCCGGACGATCTCATGGCTCACTCCCCGGTCACAGGTGAAGCGAACGGTCACGCTGCCATGCTCAATGACGGCCTCATGGCCCCGCTTCAAAATGTTCTGGACAAACTTCTCTGCGCTGCCCTCGCTGATCTTGGCCTCGGACTTGTAGCAGGTGCGTCCGGCCAGCTCAGTCAGAGAGAGAAGGTCAAAATAGGCGGGAGAGTTGATAAGCTCAACCTTGGGTTCAATGATTTTCATGGTCAAACTCCTTCCACATGGCTTGCCAGCATATCGGCATGGTGCGTCCAGAGGACATTGGGCCACATCTTCACGGCCCTGGTGTAATCGTTCCACTCCTTCTCCGGGGTGAAAGCTCCCATGTGATACCGAATACAGGCAATTTCCTCTTCGGTCAGTTGGAAGAACTGCGACAGCAGCATGACCGACTTCTCCCCGTGGCCCTTGAAGAGCGTGTCGGGGTTGTACTCCCAGAGGATAGTGTTTTCCTGCCGCTCACACCTGTACTGGTCAATCTTGCAGAGATCATGGAACATACCCACGATATAGGGAGAAATCTTCCGCTGCCAGTGGAGGCCGTTGTCCTTCGTGAGCTGGACAAGGAACCGCATGACGGAGGCAGAGTGCCGGTAGAGGCCACCTTCGGTTGCCCTGTGAAAGCGGGTAGAGGCCGGGGAACGGAAGAAGCCCTTTCTTGCCAGCCAGTCCAGCATATCAACCGGGATGATGGGCGTACCGTCAGGGAGCATCATCAGGTCACAGAAGTCCCGCAAATCGGACTTACAGAAGCAGTCACTCATGGGCGGCACCTCCTTCATATTCGGGCCGGTGAACACTCCGGTCAGGGTCAAAGCCCTCCGGGTATCTCTTTTTCAGCTTATCGACATTGTGCTGGGCCACGGCTTCAAGGGGCACCCCGAGGCCGGTAGCCGTCTGGGCCACATACCACAGTACATCACCCAGCTCGTCCAGGAGCTTATCAGGGTTGAAGTCATGGCCCTGGAACTCGACCTTTTTGAGAAGGTCAATACACTCACCGGCCTCTCCGTTCAGGCCGTAGCACCCGTTTCTGATCTTGTCCCACGGGCTGAGATTGCCGGAGGTGCGCTCGGCGGCTTTCTGGTACTCATTCAGCGTCATGCTTCGCCGCCTCCATTTCCACTACGGTCATAATGGCGTAGTTGGCGAGGTCAATCAGGGTGTCCCGGATAGACTCGTCATTAACCTTCTGCTCCCCGCCCCGGGAGAGGGTCTTGAACCGGCTGAACTTGTCCCCGAGCCTGATACGGGCCATTGCCATACCCTCTTCAACGAAGGTCTGGTGGAAACTGTCACCGTAATCGTGGTTCTTCCGGGTATAGAGGTCATTGATTTCCTCGCAGACTTCCCGGTGAAGCTGAACCTTTGTCTTTGTCGTGGTCAAAGTATCTTATCCTCGCTTTCCACAGAGTTTTCAACAAACCATTGGAGAGGGAGGCCGGAAATGATAGCCGACCTCCCTCGTCAGGGGTCAACCCAGAAGAGCCATCAGGTCACTCTTGGACTTAGGGGCCGCAGGAGCCGCCTGGGAGGCCGCAGGAGCGGCTTTCTTGGGAGTGGCGGGTGCGGGGGCAGCCTGGTCATCCCAGCCGTCAGAGGGCCGCTTATCGGCCAGACGGGCGAAGGTGATGGTCTTATCCGGCTTGTTCTTGTTGGGCTGAACATCATGCTCAATGTCGCACTCAATGAAGTGGCCCACAAGGTCTTCGTGGTCGATCTCGGACAGCTCGAAGTCCTGCAAGGCGGTCTTCGCAAAGTAGCTGAACGCATTGAGCGCACCCTCGTTGGTAGACCCATCCGCTTTCAGCAGAGAGAACCGCTCAATGTGCTTGGCCCCGCTCTGCGTCTGCATGGTGACTTCCAGCTTGCCGAAGGCTTCCTTGTAGCTGACCCCGGTGATCTTGAAGACATGGGTACCCTCGGGGATAAGGGAAAACCCATCACTCAAACCAATTTTAGCCATTGTTCATTGTCCTCCTTAGATTTCGTCAGAGATGGGGAAGATGATGCCCACCAGTTCCTCTTCGTCCCCGGGCAGTACCGGGAAGCTCTTCACCAGCAGAGCCTTTCCGACATTGGTGTTGGTGTCAATGTCGTAGGCATACAGGATTTCACAGGTGTCGGTCTTCTCAATCAGCTTCCAGTCATCGTTGCTGATCTTCACGGAAATGTCACCGGCCTGGGTCTTATAGACCCGAACGCAGTCCTTGATTGCCCCATCGGGATAGGGCATGATAGCCTCGGACAGAACCGCATAGTCCGTGTGACCGATCTGGTCAAGCATCTTGGAAATGCCCTGGGGCATTTCCTGAATGGCCGCAGCGGTCACGCTCCGCACAGAGGGCGGAATGAGCATCATGGCCGTGGGAGAGGCCAGCCAGCGGTCGGCAAGGGGCAGCTCTTCGACTCCCCGGTTGTAGATGACCCCGCTGGAAGCCAGGGACTTCACAAAATTCTTGAATTTCATCAGGTCATGCCTCCTTGATGGATTTCGGCAACAGCCGGTAACTTTCCTCGGTAGTGCTGTACTTCTCCAACACCCCGTCCGCTTTCATGGCGTTCTTGTCGATCTTGGTGGTGGTACTCTTGCTGACCTCCCAGAGATAGGAGGAACCGATGACAGACACCTTTTTGTCCCCCTCCCGGAACTGCTGGATAGCCGCCTTTTTAATCATCTCGGTCAGGGTCTTGTACCGTTTCTCGTCATCGGCAACCTCGGAGGCATGAGCATCCAGCTTGGCTTTCAGCTCTTCGGCCTCCTTCACCAGAGCCGCCATGTCGGTTTCCGGGGAGAGGTTGTTGGTACGGAGGACAGCGAGAATTTCAGCGTCCTTCTTCTCGTCATAGGCCGGAGAGAGGCCGGTTTCCACATGGTCTTTCCACCACTTCAAGGCGGGTTTCACATACCGCTTCTCAAAGTCCGGGTACCGCTCAGATACCTTGAAAGGCCGGGTGATCGTGTTGGAGGGGCTGCACACGAAGTTCTCAGGATGTTCGTAGTCCCCGGGTTCCAGGAAGGAGGCCACCATGATTACATCGTCCACGCCCAGGAGGAACGCATAGAGGGCCGCTTGCAGAGCGTAATACTCAGGAATGTCCTCAGCCCAATCCTCAACCCGCTTGGAGGTCTTCATTTCCAAAACGGTCACGGGCTTGCCGTCCTTGCCATGCAGAAGGTAGTCCCACATACCGCCGAGTACCGGCGTGTCGGAGAAGAAGTCACCGAAGGTCTTCTGGAAGTAGTTCTCCCCGTAAATGTCGGTCGGGGTGACCAGATTGGTCATGAAGTAGGTGTTCTTCATGTACTCAGCCTGTTTCGGCTCAATAGTCTTACCGGCAATGGTGTAGGTCGTGTCCTCAAAGGGCTTCTGGTAGGTGCGGGTGATCTCACACCAGACCTCAAAGGGAGTAGACCAGGGGTTGAGGCCGAGGATGGTAGCGAACCGGGTAGCGGTCAGCTTCTTGGGCCGCTTCGGGGGAACAATCTGAATTTTGTTGTCAACCCATTCCATCATCAACCCTCCTGCGTGTCATACGCTGCCAGCATCTTCCGGACACCGGAAATGAGCTGGTCACACACATCGGCGGTGATCTTGGTGAAGCCCTCGGTCTTCACGGCCACATTCTGGACAAAGCTCTCCTGCTCCGCATCCAGCTCCATGAGCTTTTTCAGCTCCGCTTTCAGCGTGGCGACCTGTTCCTCACTGGCGGCACCCTCCGGGGCGGAAGTCAGCTCGGTCTTGATCTCCTTGCGCTGCTCAGGGGTCACAGGGGCCTTTCTGGTGGGCTTGGGAGTCGGGGGAGGGGTGGGAGTGTTCTCACCGACCCCGGAAGTGTTGTCGATGCTGTCGGCCTCGATAATGTCAAGGACGAGCTGCCACAGGTACCGGCGCATATAGGTGAGGGAGCTGCCCAGGGCTTGCATCTCGTTCGTCACCACCTTGCCGCTGTTGGACACGATGGGAGCGATCTGGGTGAAGGGGGCCTCGAAGGTCATAGGCTCTTCGTCCCGGTCATCACAGTTGAAGACCTTGGCAACAGCGTACTCCTTGCCGAAGGTGGGAACCATCAACAGGCCCACTTCGGTGAAGATAGCCTCGGCCACGGGAACAATGTCGGCCAGCTCGAAGTACATGAACTCCAAGTGGATGTTCTTGCCGGTCTTCTTCACTCCGGCTTGCAGGAACTTCAACCGGGCAATTTGCAACTTCCGGCAGATGTTCATGCCGCTGTAATCAACGGCGGGGGCGGGGGTCTTTTCAGTTTTCACTGGCATAGCAATAATCTCCTTTTTGTTTAGAATTTCTGGATAGAGTTCTCGGCAAGATTTTCCGTCTTTGCGTGGAACATAATCCTCAAATGAAACCGCTCTGTTTAGAAACAGTGAATTGCTCCATCTGGCAAGGTCTGTTAGAAAACGATCATGGGTGCCTTTCTGATAAATCATCACATAAGGCTGATATCCAAGTTCAGTCAGAGAGCGTACCCGATACCAGTCCTCTTCGTGAGAAGTATCATAATTCGTCAAAACATAACACCGTATATTTCTGTCTGAACCACGGTAATGTTTCTTAAAGCACTCCAATCCTCGAATGATCGCCTTTTCGTTTTTCATAAAGTCAAAAGCGAAATGAATTGTTTTGATTTTGACTTGATTGATGAGTCTGGCAATGTCATCAGTGATAAATCGGGCGTCAATTCCCTGGGTGAAATCAACACTGGCACCGCTTTCAATTAGCTCGTTTAGAAGCGTTTCTCTGTTTCGGCAAGCTAACAAATTCGGGTCGAGAAGTTTGATTTCCCGCTGCCCGTTCCAAAACTCACTTAAATCTGCTACCTGAATACTTTGGCTTCCTTCTTTTGGGCATACAATGCAGAACGAACAGTCATTACAACAGCCACGGGTTAAAAAACCATAAGCCGTATTTTGATATTGCGGAAACAAAGAGTAATCGGGATAGCGGTGTTCAATTTCAACTGGCAAATTCTCGTGCAATTCACGGTGAAATACTTCTTTGCCACCTTCCACTTTTATCGCATATCCTGTCCCCCCCCGTATTACTTCATCTGCATGGAACATAGGAGGAGATTGAGGGATTTTGCTTAAAAGAGGCAAATTGAACACTTTGCTCAAATAAACTTTGTCATAATGTTCACCTTCTTTTATCAATTCAACGCTATCCCCCTGTTCTTTGTGATAGGAAGATAATTTCATAAGAGGGAGATTAGGAAAGTTGATGGAGTCAGACCACATTCCTATTTTCAAAAATCGCTTCACCTCTTCTACTGGATTTATTTTTCAATACCATTGGAGAGCATTTCCAGAAAATCACCCCTCCAACAGAGCTGTCAACTCTCGCTTCACCTTGTTCACTCGCCTGGTGTTCCGCTTCGGCGGCTTTATCCCGAGAAAATCTCGGACATATCGCTTCGCCAGCCGGATATACCAGTCACGGTCAACGACTTCGATGGAAAGGCGGTTGTCGTTGTCCACCACACACCTTGACGGCAACCCGGCAATCTTCACGGGGTTACCGGTTGAGAGGTGCATCTTGTAGAGCGTCCCCATGCGGTGATCGTCAGTGGCATAGACACGGTTGACCTTCTGCACCACCTGTAACTCTCCGTCAACCTCATGGAGAGCGTCACCATACTTGCTCCCGGCCTTGGCGATCAGTTGGAAGTCCAGCAGCTTGTCGCACCCCATGATGGTCTGTTCCACGGGAACCCCGTAGGCGAGGCAGTCTTTGACTGCCCTGGCGACCACACAGGCGTTGTTGTTGACATTGAACGCTCCTGCCGGGGCAATCCCTCTCACCAGAACCCCGCCTTTGATTTTGGGGTCACCTTCAAAGGGAACCTCGACATAATTGTTCACATCTTTCTGGCAGATCATCTTTATCAGGTCTTCTTCCAGCTCAAAGCCGGTGCGCTGCTCCCACTCACCGGTGATCTCCTGATACCGGGGAACATCGGTATCATCCAGACTGACCATGATACCATCGGTGTTGAGCTGGATGATTTTCAGTGTGGGGCAATCCTGAATGAGATGGACGGCCATTTCGAGAAGCTGTAACTGGCCGGAAATGCAGACCGACCGGCCCATGAGAGGGTCATAGAGGTCATTGTACTTGTTCAGCATGGCACCGTAGGTGGTGTTCAGCACCAGCTTCAAGGCATTGGCCGTAGCCTTGTCCCCGGCCTTTTTCGCCTTGACCCGCCGCTCAATGGTGGCAGCGTACACATCCGGGGAAGGAATATTGCGGCTACAATACCCGTTCAAGATCATCTGGTGAGGATAGTAGCTGGCAACATCCTTATTGCGAATGGTGCGGGTTTCCGTAGCTTCCTCCCGGTAACAGGGAATGGCACCGTGAATACCGCCATAGGCGATTGTGCAAGGGCAGTCACCAACCATGATTTCCAGCTTCTCCTTGAACACCACCTCGCTCGGGATGCTCATGTCTTTCAGCCGGTCAAAGAAATCAAATACCTCCTGGGGGATATACTGCCGTAGCAGCGTGTCCGGGTATTTGTATTCCCTCTCGTCAAAGTGGGGTTTCTGCTCCGCATCAAGATAGGCAGCGGTCAGCTTGGCATTGGTCATGTAGAGAGCCTTGGCCGGGTAGATGCCCTTCTCTTTGCCCAGGGTCAATTTGCTGGACAGGTAGCCTTGCCGAAGGTCATCCAGCCGGTCGGTTGCATCCACATCATGCTTGCAGTAGAAGATGACCTCTTCCAGCTCTTCGGGGGTCAGCGGTCGATCAAGATTGAACGACACGGTGGTTTCCCGAATATCCATGCCCAAGTGCGCTTCGATTGCTTTCAGGGACAACCCCATCTGGCAATCGTCCATGAGGTCATATTGGTCAAAGTAGACCCGGCTCTCACGGAGATCAGGGTGTTCCCATCCCTCATGCCCCTGGACGATGATGAAATCATTGACCACCTTCACCTCTTCCGGCGTGTAGTCCGCCAGGACTGCTTTCAGAATGAATTGGTCATAGTGCTTATTGTTGAACCCGGCCAAAAGCGGTTCCTGCTCCATGAACTGTTTGACAGCCTCATTGTCGTTGTGAATTACGGTGTATTCCCCGGTGGCCTTGTGCTTGAACACGAAGAGCCAGTCAAAGGCGAACACCTCACAGTCGAAGATGAAGAGGCTTTCATTCAAGGGTTTCACCTCCAAACAGGTTGTTCAAGTACCTCTCTGCCAGGACTTCTTGTACGCCCTCCATGATATAGAGCATACACGGAAATGCCATCCCATTTCCCCACATTTTGTATTCTGCCGAGTCTTTGTGAGGAACCAGGGCGCACCAGCCTTTTTTAAAGCCTTGGAGAGATGCACATTCGGTAGGGGTCAATTTTCTGGCAAGATAAATCACTTCCCCGTCTTCCGTTTCAGTGGGAACGAAGAGGGTCTGGTCATTTCCACAGGCCAGTGTTGCGCTCTTATCTTTCTGTATCAAAGCTCCCTTACCCCCCCCCTCACAACCTCCACGGATTTTCAGGGTATAGGGTATAAGCGCACACGGGAGATGATGGTGGTCAGCTCTTGCGGCAGCCAAAGTCATAGTCACCCCCCCCGTGACGGTTTGATTATAGAAGTCAGCACCGATAGGTTCTAAAACCAATGTCTCAGTACCCCCCCCCATAATTGCCGCCGCTTGCCTTTAGGGTGGTGGATTGCTCTGACGGTTGATACTCGTCATACGAGGTCTGACCGTAACAGGGAACCAGTATTAGAGGGACATTCCCCCCCCCTGTGCCCATGCGTCCTGCGAGGGTTTGGACGATGTTATCTGATCTGAGGGACACCCGCTTGTCTTGGGCGTGATTTTCGACTGCATAAACACAATCGTGTTCAGCAGGGCTTGTTTCAGGAGAGGGTCTAACGGCTTTCCCCGTTCTTCTGACCTTCTCAAAATCCCTTTGCAAGCCGTCACGCTCAAAAAGTATCTGTCCGGCACATTGTCCTCCAAGATCGAGAACAAGGAACACACGCTTGCGTCTTTGGGCGACTCCCCAAAATTGAGCGTCAAGTCCTCTCCAAGCGATAGAGGAATGATCTCCCACGATGAACCCCCGTTTCGGCCATTTTTGCCGTCCAGATCGGTCTTCCTCAAATCGAGGAACGCTATCGCTTCCTTCGCAGATTTGCCAGAGCGTTTCGAGGACTGTTCGGAAGTCTTTGCCCTGTGTCGAGCTAAAAGCTCCGTAAACATTCTCCCAAATTGCGATTTGTGGGTATCTTCCATTGGTGGCACACCTCATTTCCGATATAACTCTCACCGCTTCAAGAAAGAGGCTGGATTGTTCTCCGGCCAGCCCCTTCCGGTTACCGGCGATTGATAAATTCTGACAAGGTGAGCCGAAAGTGATAACATCCACCGGCTCAATTTTAGAGCCGTCCATTTTGGTAATGTCCCCGAGATGGGTCATATTCGGAAATCTTGACTGAGTGACAGCCATCGGAAAAGGTTCGATTTCGCTGGCCCAGGCGGGTTTGATACCGACCGCAGAAGCGGCCAGTGGACAGGTACCGCTACCATCGAACAAGCTGCCCAATTTCACCTTGTCACCTCCTATTCCATTATTTTGCACCCACATTTGCGGTACGAAGTACACCGCTTTTTGTAGCTGCGGACGAGGTACTGGATGCCGTCATCCACATAATCGTAGACAATCGGCTCTCCTTTTCCCTCGAAGGTTCTGGCAATGCGCCCCACGCTCTGCGTGACAATGGCGTAGTCCTTTTGCGGAGTGGTCAGATACAGCCGGTCAAGCCGGGGAATGTCCAGCCCCTCTTTCGCCAGAGCGTAGGTTGCAAACAGATAGTGCTTTTTCCCGGCCCTCATGTCCTCAATGGCTTGCTCCCGTTTCGCCTTGCCCTTCTTGGAAGTCATTTTCCCGTCCACCATTACGGCCTGATCTCTCAGGTGTTTCGGAAGATGGGCCATCAGATATTCCAGGTGGGCCAGCCGGTCGGAAAGAATGAGGTTGTAATGGCCGGAGTTGAGCATCAGGTCACCCACAATCTGACCGTTTCTGCAAAAGTCCTCTGCCAGATAATTCACCAGCTTGGCATAGATGATCGTGCCGTCCGTGTCCAGGAAATCTTTGCTCAGACCAACCCGGGTAGGCCGGGGAAGAACGCTGACGGTCATGATCTTGTCCGCAACCGCCTCTTCCGGCACCTGATAGGCGATTTTACCCAGGAGGGCATAGGTGGCGGCAATCATACCGTCTGCCCGGTGAACCGTGGCAGAGAGGCCGTATTTGTGCTTTGCTGCCAGAGAACTCAGCACCTTGGAAAACTGCGTAACTGCGGTAGGTGTCCCGGCGACCCGGTGGCACTCGTCTACGATGATGCACCCCCAGGTGTCCCGGTACCGGTCAAGGTCGATAT